CTATCGAAACCGACAACGTCCATTTTGATTGGACCCTCAACGTAGGCGGTGGCGCGATCGCGGCGGGCGCGTTTGAACGCTGCGAGTAAATCGGTTTTTTGTTCGGCGTCGAGGTTGTAGCCATCGTTAGTTAAAATCATGGTTGGTACTGGTTCTTGAGCCATACGGAAACTTGCAGACTCTAACTCGATGGCAGTTTTGATGGTGCGGCCGCCTCGAGCTAGTACACCCTCCGCGTCCATGGAGTTAAAAACAATGAGTGAGTTAATGCCCTGGTTAGGTAGTGTGACGCTGTCCATGTTGTATGAAACAACTAGGGTACCTAGGTCATTGGTGTTAAAAGTGATGCGTAGCGGGTCAACGCGCCTAATGTGTACGGGATAACCTAGCCCGTCCGTTTCCATAATAATTGCGTACGCGGCGCCATAGAAAATGAGATCGGATACCAAACTAGAAATGGTGTTCGCTCGAGGTATCGCAGGGTCAGGTTGAGTAACTAAAACGCGGGGTTTATCTATCTCCCGGTCGAGGCTGTCCATTTCTTGTAGCGGTAGTGAGCCGATAGTGCCCGCAATAATGTTGTGAGCGCGAGCTAGTGCAGGAATGGTGAGGGCCTGCATTTTGGTGACGTATGTAAAGTTGGTGCTGTCTACTGGCACACCTAGGGCGTAAAAGTTTGCGGGTGTGTAGGGTACGACGTTTGCCTCTACTGTGTCCGCGTTTTGCTTGATGCGGCTGGCGTTGAATAGTCCCACACTTTAAGGATACGCGCCCTATTTCAGGTGTCTATTTTTGTTACTTGGTGTGGCAAGTTGTTACACATTGAGCCTTGCCCATGGTGTAGAAGAGTTTCCGGTTGTTGCTATTGTTGTGAAAAGTTGATTAACGGCAATGTCGTTGGCTAAAGCTGCTGTCGCTGGGACGCTTGTTGTGCTGCACATGTATGGCGGCAAGCTATTGCCGATTACTGCGGTGGCATAAGCAGTGACTGATGGCGCAGTGGTAAAGCCATTAGTCCCGCCAGAAGCGACTACTCCGACGCCATAAGTCTGCCCAGCAACAATACTGATCGGTGTAGCCGTTCCAGTTGTGACGTAAGATCCGTTAGTGCCAGTAACGGTAAATCCTAAGTTAAATGTATCAACAGTTGAGAGTGAGCCAAGTGCCACCATACCGCCAGTGCCAGTGTTGCTTTTAATTCCGATTGCCAAGCATTTTGCGTTGGTGGGTGATGTTGGCGAATAGTTGCCGCCCGAATCTGATGGTTGAAACAAGCCAACTTGTGTTTTATTTGCTGTAATAGCGGCAGCAGGAACACCAATAATAGAACAAGCAACTTGAATAGATGAACAAGTAAAACTATTTAATGCAACAAACCATGACACATACATAAAGTTATTGCCCAACGAACGTGACAAACCGCTAAAACTTCTTGGCATAATGTCTTGTCCAGATGTTGGTGCAAAGTAATCAAAATTTCCTGTAGGTCCTTGAGGACCTGTAGGACCCGTATCGCCCTTGCTGGCAAACAACGTCCAGTAGGTTGCGTTAGGTGGAGCAATATTTGTTGCTTCCCTAATGTTGTAATAGGTAGATCCTAAACGGGTTACAAAATCGCCAGGGTAAAAAGTGTCGCTAGTATTGTAGGCAAGCGGTGTTTTTACGCCTAGTGCATGAAGTGACCAATATGCAGAGCTAGTAGTTGGAGTCTGATTAGTTCCAGCTTGCAAAGCGTAATACGTTGAACCGTTGTAGTAGACAACGTCGTATGCTGCATAAGTTGTCGAGCTAGACCAATTTCCTCGAGCGGTGTAACCCTGACCATTAGTGCCATTAGTGCCAGCTGCACCCGTTGCACCCGTTGTACCCGTATCGCCTTTAACGCCTTGAATACCTTGGATACCCTGTGCACCAGTGGCTCCAGTATCACCCTTAGCACCAGTGGCACCAGTAGCACCCGTATCGCCCTTAGCGCCTGTTGCACCTTGAGGACCAGTCGAGCCAGTGGCACCCGTAGCACCAGTAGGGCCTTGCCCACCTTGAGGACCTACGACGCCAACATAGATGGTAACGTCCTCCTCAACTACAGTAATAGTTGCCTGCGGGTTATCTACCGTAACTGTTGTACCCATTAGATAGTTACCTGACCTTTAAACGATAACTTGCCCTCGAGTACCCGGTATGTGACGGTCCCGTTAGATACTTCAAGATCATAAATGTATTCGCCTGGCGTAACTGCTCCAGTCTGCGCAGCCGTCATGGTTATCGCAATACTGCCAGAGCTACCGCCTAAAGTCAGGCCGTTATCTTTGGTAAGTGTTAAAACACTTGCAGAGTTTAAGTGCTGCTTAACCTGCAACTTTGCTACGTTGTAGCCAGTCCAGTTAACAAGGGTGCCAGCAATACGCCACACTAAAGTGCGCTCCCATGTAGCGCCACAGTAAACAGTGCGGCTAAAAGTTCCAGGTTCAAGGGCCATACGCTCAACCTACCATAGAGGTAACACTAACCTTAGGAATTTGGGTGTGCCCAACTGCTAGTACAAATGCTACGGCCGCGGGAATACTGCCCGCACCCTTACGCGCAATACGCCAGCCACCGTCTGATGCGGGACGCCTCGAGCATAGAGCCAACTGTGACCTAACGTCAGGTTGTCCGGGGTGACTAACTCGCGCCTGGTTAATTGCATTTGCGGTGTAGTCGCAAAGCGTAGGGAACAAACTCCCGCCCCATGCAGTCGGCTCGACGCGTAAACCTGTACGGCGTAAATGTCCCGCTACATGGTCCGCAGCTCGAGGGTCGTAAGCAATTTGTTTAGTGTTGAATTGGCGGGCAATTACTGCAATTTCTGACGCTAATAGTGTTTCGCTTATTGGCTCGTCTCTCTGCCAACTATGGGCAAATACGTTAACGCCATCGTCAGTAATTTGGGCGCTTACAAGGTAGGCATTTTGGCGGTTGAAGTCTAAATCTAGTCCCATGTATGTTGGGAGTTTTGTATCCATAACTAGGCCATCGGTGCGCCCTAGGTCGAACGTATCTAAATTGAATGGGTTATCGAAGTTACTAATCCATTGGCATAACAACTCTGTTCGCACATTGTCCGGGTTATCGCGGGCGACAGAGTCCATGAGGCTATCAAGTTGGACCGTATACCCAAGTCCAGGGTTCGCGGCCCTGATGGCATCAAGGTCGTCTATTTTGCAGTCTTGTTTTGCGGACCATTCCCACCAACCTAAACGGGGACTGTCACCCCGCAGCGCCCTGGCGCGTAACTCATTCAATACGACACTTTCCGCGGTGCCCGCGTTTGAAGTGATCCAAGTCTGGGCACCATGGCCCTCGCCTCCCTTAGCGCGAGTGATAGGTCCAGCGGCCGCCCACACTTCGGGACCAATTTCTCGCAGCTCATCGACGTACAACAAGTTTGCGCTAGCACCTCGAGCGCCGTCAGTAGTTGCCGCCAAAATGCCATACTTGCGGACCCGCTGGCACTGTCCAGGGCAATACTTTGGGAAATGGTGGCAGTAAATTTCGATGGCCTCATTACCGTTAGTGCGAACAACTTTTTTTATCCGTCGGCTAATCCAAGGCGCGGACTCCGCTAGCTCGAGCGTTTTGTTTAAAGTGTCCAAACTTAAGCGGCGGTTTTGGGCAATACCATAAATTTGTGCCTCCCCAAAAATTACTAGGCCCGCCAAAATACGCAGCCGCATAAGGTGAGTTTTTCCAGACTGGCGGGCAACTAGCACACCCGCAGTAGTTCGAGTAAACCTATTTTGGGCGTTTAGTTGTAGCCCTTGGTTTAGAACGTACTGTTGCCAGGGCATTAGTGGCGTCCCTAGTTGTGTCGCCAGTTCCCCCACTAGAGGCCCTAGAGTTCGCCCGCTTAACCGTTTGCTTTCTAGGCGCGGAGTTTGTGATCCGTAAATAGTCTTGCTGGAGTTGTTCGGAATGGTCCACCTCATCAGTAACTTGCAAAGTCGACGACTCGCGACTCTTAGGCGTTAATTTTAGTGCGTCCATCAAAGCCAAATGCTTAGTAACAAGTGACGCAATACCAACTAGATTAGGTTCATCACTGCCCGCGGCCTGGTCAATAAGTCGAGATACCGCCAACAGTAAAGTAACTGCACCTTGGTCGGAGTCTGTAATCCAATTGGCGCGGCCCAAACTTTCAACGCTGCGGTGATAAATGCTTTCAGGGTTCATTTTTGGACCCCCTCGAAGCCCGGAGGGTCATTTCGCCTCATCGGGGAGAAATCTCTCCTGTCAGAGCGGGAGTCAATTGGAGCCACAAAAAAACGCTTTGCCACTGGTTTTGGCGCAATTCCCTTGCCCTTGGACCTATTGCAACGCCTGCAAGCTGCTACAAGGTTGTCTAGGTCCTCTGTTCCGCCCAATGCTCGAGGGATCACATGATCCACCTCTGTAGCGTCGGCGCCGCAGTATGTGCAGAGTCTGCTATCTCGAGCCAGCACCGCTAAACGTATCTTGTGCCAGTTGCGGTTAGATACGGGCATACACTGCACCATGCCTGCGTACTACGTCCATGCATACCTTAGCCATCTCTGCACTGTTAGTTACTCCACTGATGTTGTTGTCCACTATGTAGCGTACTAGAGCGGACTGTATGAGTGTTTCAATTACTAGCTCGTTTAGTTCTTGCAGTTTGTGTAACTGTTCTTTGTAGTCTTGGTCCATGTCTTGTTATCCTGCCTGGTTGGTGAGCGGGTAAGGGAATGGCTATTAAGCAGCCATTCCTTAACCTGCCCGTATTGGGTCGCGGTGTTTGGTCACGGGTCCTAGTGGACAACGGCGCCATTTAGTTAACCCGGTCGTTGGTTCAATTGTAGGCCGTTCGTTTTACAATCCCTGGTTAACTTCTACCCTAATGTTTGTGTGTGATTAGTGTAAGTTGCTTGGGCGTATCACTCGCAAGCAAAGTTAACGCCCTCAAACGGCGGTTTAGGCTGTGATTGGCAGCCCTGTAGTTTAGACTCATACATAGAGTGTTGTGGCTCCATCAGGGTACACCTGATTAGGGCAGCACCTTGGCGTTGGGGTTGGCGTCGGGGTGTTGCTCTTTTTTTATTGTGAGCCATTGGGCGTTGGTGAGATCAACATACACACATACTTGCTTGTGTGTGTCCTGGTCGATGTGTGTCCCGCCTACTGTGATTACGTCGTACTCGAGCGGTGCCAGTAGTTCGCCGTTTTCGTCCTGTAGCTGTAAAACTATGAGCGTATCGTCGTCGCGTAGGTAGTAGAACACTACAAGTTTTGTGCAAAGTGACTTCGCTACTTGCCTCATGTTAGCCACTTTTCTACTCATGAGTAGTATGCGATTACCAAACGCACCCTCGAGTTTCTGGCGGGTTAAGTTGCGTCTACTTTTTACCTCTACGACGGCATGGAGTCCGTTTTCGTATGTCATTAGGGCGTCTATTACGGCGCCGCGAGTCTTGTCAGTTTCTACAATACTGTAGGCGGGATAGTGACTGGTCCAAATGTCGTAGGCGCGTTGCTCCTCGACTAGTGAGGCCTGTGTACTGGCATGGTCGAATAGGTCAGGTCGCCACATTACGGGCCTCCCACACTTCAGGCGGGTAGGTGCCATGTGGGCGGGAGTCTGCGATCATGGCCAAAACTTCTTGCCTAATCTTGTCGCGGAGTACGCACTCTTTAATGTTGGAGCGTATCCAGTTGTCCAGCACCATTAGGGCGGTTGTGTAGCCCTGGTCAAATGCTGTAACAACGTTGTCCGGTGGGTTTACTCTGCTTGTTCCGCGGCCCATGGGTCCACCTCTTTTTTCTCTTTGAATAGTGGAGCCTCTTGTTTGAGTTTTTCTATGAACATTGACGCTTGCCATTTTGTTAGTGGCCCGCCAATACCCTCCGCATCTTTCCACTCTTGGATACGCTCTAGTTTGCCGTCTACAAGCTTGAGTATCAGGTCGGCCTGTGCTTTGCTGGCGGTACCTGTCGCCTCTGACGCTGTCTTAGGTGCGGGACGTTTGCGTACGGGTGCCTCGTCTTGGCGGGCCTGCGCTGCCACTACCTCGTCCATTGTGGCTACGCCCTGGCTAATACCGATGCCTAGCATTCCTATTGCTCTGCCTACTGCGGACGTTTCAAGGTTCATGAGTTCGGAGCCTCGAGTGAATGACGTTTTACCGTTAATGAGTTCCTGCGCGTAGCCCTTGCCTGGTCGCTCGTCGTTTGGTGTGCGGTAGGCGTATGCGATCCCGTAAAAGTAGTCAGGGTTAGCTTCGAGGACTCCAGCAAATTCAAACTGTATGGACCCCTCTGGCCATTTGGCGTAAAACAGTTCTAGGCGTTGGCGTACATCTATGTAATCTTTCAGATCGTAGCCGCTCATCACTTGCCCCTATTCTTGTAATCTGTTGTATCCGACTCAATGGCAATCACAATTGGGTTTTGCTCTATGACTGTTTCTAATTCTGCTATTACCTCTAAACGCTCAACTAATACCGCTTTTGCGCCCGTAGCTTGTTCCCACATTTCGATTAAGTTTCTAGCCGCGTCGGGATCGTAAAATCCCTCGATAGCCAAAACATAGGTTTTACCTCGTTTAATAATTGGTAGTTGGCTCATAGTTCTACCTCGAGCGCCGCCATAACGTCCAAAATGGTTACCTCGAGTGCGTCGGCCAGGCGCGGCAGTACGTCGATGCTAGGGCGCGTTTCAAGCATGAAATAACGCCACAAATTACCGCGGTGTAGTCCAGCGGCCTCTGCTACCTGTTGGAGGGTTGTGTAGCCTGATTTTTCCATGCGGTAGCGGAGCCACTGCATACCTGTGTAATTGCGGGGTGATTTTGCGCCCATGGTTAGAGTTCCTTATCGAAGTCGCGGCGGAATTGTTCGTTTTTGTCTAGCAGATCCAAACTCGATAGGTCGAAACCTTGCTCTCGAGCTACTTGTTCGGCTATTGGTGTATCAAGGTCAGACTCGTTTTGCTCGAGTAGTGACTCCTGGTTAATGAGGTAGCCAAAAAATGCGAGTAGGCAAATAAAGAGCACTACTACTAGTGCGGGTGTGGGTAGTGAGTCGCAGGTCATGCCAAAGAATACGAAGCAGGCAGCTGCAATAACTTGTATGAGTTGTTTAAACATTTGAGAGGTCCAATCTCGTTGTGGGTTTATTTGGTTTTCTTTTTTCCTAAAACTTCTGCTTCGCTGTACCGCTTTACGGTGCCAACTTTGACGGGATTTAGGTGTCCGGACTTTTCTAGCCGCCAGACTGTTTGGCGCGAGACTTTGAGCGTCGCCCTCACTTCCGCTGCGGTTAGTAATTTGTCCATGACGTCACTGTAACACAACAAAGCGACATTGTGGCTATTTACCTAGAATAAGTGCGGCCCCAAAGATAGCACCAATCACTAAAGCGCCTACGGTCCGTACAATCCATTCACTGCGGGACTCTAGGCGGTTTACGCGGTCCTCAATGTGGCCGCGCTCACTTAAATACACTTCCCGACGTACAAATTCTTCTTGGACGCGTAGCGGGATCTCTTTAACGTCTACTGACAGTTGGTCCAGGCGCCTCATAATTTCAGTTAGTGACGGTTCACTCATGGCCCCGCCCATAGCGGGTGTCTTTGGGGTCGAGCCAGTTGTAAAGCGTCACTAGGACCGCGCCAATACCTGCGGATAGTGCGCCGCGCAGTGCGGTAGGTCCCGCATCTAAAACGCCTACTTGTAATGCCACTAACTGCCCTAGCACTGTGCCGAAAAATACTTTGGTGAGTGTCAGAGCTGCGGCCTGGTATTGGTTCATGGTTTTGTGGGCGCCTTTTTTGCTGGTTTCGCTGCGGGGTGGCTAAACAGTAGTTCAGGGTCGAACGCATCGACGCCGTAACGGTACGGTGCCTTACGCGCTTCGAGGTGTAGGTGCACACCATGGGCGTTGCCACTGGCTCCCGCATACCCGATTATTTCGCCCTCTTTAAGTTTGTGATCCTGCACATTTTGCAGGTTGACGCTTGATAGGTGGCAGTAGCCTACGACAGTGTCGCCAGTTTGCACTAGGACATGGATACCGTAACTAGGTCCCCAACCGCCAAAGCGTCCGATGTGGATAATCTGGCCCTCTAGTACGGAATAGATAGGGTCGTCGTACTGTGCCGCGTAGTCTGTGCCTGTATGGTGGCCCGCAGCCCAAATGATGTTGCCATGGTTTTTAACGCCATACTTGCAAGTAATAACTGCGCTCTTTGTTGGTTTATGTGCCATGTTTCTACCTTATCTTTTATGGGTGTGTATCGGTGAGTAGTGACGCGCCTACTGTGAGCTCTAAACGGCCGCGCATGAAACGCCAACTCCAGTTGTCTATGAGTAGTTGCAGTGTCGGCCCGCCCCATGCGGTCGGTAGCCCGGTCATTTCAAGGTAACTACAAGTGCGGGTGCGTAGTAGCCTGTCGCGGTTTACATCGGTCATGGTGTCGGCTGTCATGTCAATCACAAATGCTTCTGGTCGCCAACGTAAAATACTGCGGGCACTGTTGAAGTCCGCGGCCTGCGTTGTCATGTCTGTGTAAACGTTACATTCAGTGTCGCGGGCGCCGTACCTGTAACCAATGGAATTTTGGCTCGAGGTGTTCGAGCTCACTGCGTCATTTAGTGAGCCGTTAGTCGTTGTGACATGGATCGAGTTAGATACGTCGGTAATGCTTTTAGTCGAGCGCACCCCGTTCGCTATCAACTCGTCTGCGTTAACAAATGCTCCAAACGATGTAAGTCCGGTGTTCGCATAGTTGTAGTAACTAACCTTGCCGTTACCGCGGTCAAAGAATAAGCCGCGGGCGCTATTTGCTGCGGACTGTATGAGTTCGAGGTCGGTGTAAATACCCGCCGTACGTTTGTATAGTGTCACCGCGTCTATGTCGATGACGTCTACCCAATCGGGGTTGTACTGCCAGTTACTCAACACTTCGACAATACGAATGTATGCGGCGAAACCTGACGATGTTGTGGCGTTACCGCTGGCCGCCCAATTTTGGCGGTGGCTCGCGAGCCATGACATACGGGACGCGGCCGTAATAGTGTGCTCATACAATCCGTTACCGTTGGACCAATTGTTAAACCCTACGGTTATGTCAGTAACTAGGCCGTTAAATAGCGGTTCGAGCTCTTGAACGTTACCCGCAACAGTTTGGGCGCCTGTAGTGGCATTACTAAATTTAAACTTTGTTGGCGTAGGTACATCGGTGACGGTCCACACTCCGCGGTATCCCGTCGGCACTATGTTTGTGATCTCTACTAGGTCACCAATTTCGAGGCCATGGTTAGTGGCCGTAGTCACTGTCACAACGCCAGATGCTGTTGTTACCGCAGTTGTCGCAAAGTTCTTATTCGGGTTGTCGACATGGACGGTATACGTTTGAGACGGCGCGAAAGTTATCGGAGTGTCTGTTCGAATAGTTACCCCGCTAGTCATGGCGGTCGGCTGTACTGTCGGGTCCGGGCGTCCACCTTGAATAGTTAGGCTCTCAATGTCTGCCTGCCCGTACACTGTGCCGTTTATGGTGAGGCGTAGCCGCGGCGTCCAGGCGGTCATAATGCGGACCCTGTCAGGTTGATAGGTCCTAGGCGTTTGGCGCTGTTGCGGAGTACGTCCTCGATAGCGCGGCGGGCGCTGTCTGCGTCCACTATGCCATTTAGGTTGAACGTAATGTTGGTGCCTCCCCCTACTTGGCCACTTGGGACTATGCGCCCTGACTGCCCGTTAGGTACAAACATTTCAGGTCCGCGCTCACCCACTAGATACGATGCGCCGCGGCGTACTGGTCCGCCACTAGCTCGAGGTGTTGGAGCGCCAGGCGGGTGCGGGTTACTAAAGTCTTTGTAGGTGCCTGTGGATCCCGCGCTTAAAACGTACCACTGCTGCGTATCCTTATCCCACTCGTAACGCTCACCCAAATACATATATGTAGTTCGGCTGGCTTTTTTGGCGCTACGTTGTGCGGCTGCTTTTTTGTTTGCCGCAGTAGTTGCTTTTTGATAGTCGCTAGTGTTGCCTACAGTTTCTTTACCTGGCGCCACATCTAACAAGCCATTAAGTCCAGCAATAGTGAACGCGGCAGCAATCGCGGCAATAGCGGGTCCCGCGATAGCCAATGACGCGCCGCCAGTTGCTGCGGCTTCCGCTCCCGCAGTGAGTGCCGCAGCTGTAGTGACGGCCCTAAATGCTCCAACAAGTTTGCCAAGTGCAGCGATCGCGGCGGCAGTTTTGATGCCAACAAAAATGCCCGCTACAAGTTGGGCAAAACCTTTAACTAGGCCAGAGTTGTCTTTAATCCAAGTAATAATGTTTTTAAGTTTTTTGCCAAATTCAAATGCGCTTGTAGTGGCGTCGTCTAAAGGTTTTTTACCGTCAGTGAAACCATTGAAAAATGCCTCAATTTTTGGTGCTACTGTCCCCTCGATGTATGCAACAAGTTTGCTTAGCGGACCAATAAGTTTGCCCCCTACATTTTCTTTAAACTCGTCTAGGCGAGTGTTCAAAATTGCGAGTTTTCCCTCATAAGTTTTTGACGCGTTGGACGCCTGGCCCTTATGGATCTCCGCCAACTTGGAAACAATTTTTTCCATGTTGCCAGTTTTAATGGTCGCTTTATCGAGGCCAGTACCCAAACGGCCTAGCGCTCCAGTGTTTCCTAGGTATCCCTTGGCGAGCGCTTGAGTTACAGACTCGAGGCTCTTACCTGTACCCGCGCTAATGTCCATAGCGATACTCATGAGGCGGTGAGATTTAGTTATCGACTTAGTCGCGCCAATAAGTTTTTGGTAGCCTGCCCGGAGTTTGTCGTCGCTCACACCGTATTTCCGTTGTTGCTTTGAAATAAGTTTTTCGAGGCTGGCCACTTGTGCGTCAGTAGCATTTTTAGTGTTTTTGAGTGCGGTGTGAAGTTTTGTTTGGCTCTTAAGGTCCTCGTTGTAGGCGTTTACAGACTGCTTACCAAATGCGATAGCCGCAGCGCCTGCCACTGCGAAACTTGCCGCAGCTGCCTGGCCCATACGCTTAACGCCACTTTTAAAGTTGTCGAGATCATTCCGGGCACCCTTGAGGCCCTTACTAAACTTTTCCGTATTTGCGCTTAGGCCAATGCCTAGAGCGCGGCCGATGCTACGCGCCATACCTCACCCCGTTATTCCAGTCGTCGATAATGCCTAAAACGGCCTGTTCCCATGCATGGAACGTTGGCGCCAAATAGTCGTTGGAGGCGGCCATAGTCCAGCCTGGCGTTACCTGCCTCGCCCAATGCTGTATCTCGCCTGCGCGTTTGCCCTCGCGTCCCGCCTTATATGGTCCCTCAATCGTTCCGTAGCGGAGCATTACAGTATTTGCTATGTCGGACAGTAGGCCCGCCTCTTTAGCGGACTTGACGCCAAACCCTGCCTTTTTGAGTCGCGCCCGTTTCTGGTAGTAACGCTTGCGCGCAGCATCATTGGTAGCGCCGTAACTAATGCCCTTAGCACCTACTAGCACCATTGGGACGCGGTCGCCCTTGACGCGTACAGAGCGCGCTAATTTCGGACCGTACGGGCCAGCATGGCTAATGATGGCGGCCTGAATTTTGGGTTTAAGAATGTCCTCCGCTATCAGTTTGGACCTGCGGCGGAGCTCTTTAGTTGTTTCTTTATCGAGCGCTTTAAGGGCGCGGAGCGTTGCATAGTATGAGTCAGGATCTATATAAAAGACTTCGTCAGTCATAGCCCTACTCCAGTATTTCGTTGAGTGTCGCCAGGTCGCTCCAGCTCAAAGTTTCAATATCTAGGCGGAGTATTCCCCTAGCCGCTAACTCTAAGAGTCGGCGGCTAACGGTTCCGCTTTCGTCGGGTTTACGTCGGGTTCATCACCAAACATAACTTCCTGTAAGTCCTGAATGAACATATCGTATGTTGTGGAAACTACGCCAGTGCGGGTGAGGACTGCAAAAAGCATAGTGGCAAGGTCACTAATACCGATGTGGACCTCTGTTTCACCGTCCGGTCCCTGGCGATACAGTTCAGTAAACTTTTGCTTTGTCATACGTTCCCATTTCATGACGTCGATGGGTAGCGTCGAAACGTTACCCTCGCCGTACTGCGGGTGCTTGTATGTGATCTCTATTTGCATGGTCCAGAGTCCTAACTATGGTGTGCGGGTAACAATGCCTTGCTTAATTGTAAACGTTACGCTCGAGGTAATGACGTCATTCGCTGCGCCACCAATTGCGGGGTAGTTCGGGAAAATGTCAAAAGTAAAAGTGACACCATTAACAATCATCGTCGCGGCAATAACGGTGTCTGGCGTTGAGGTAGCGGCATCGAAAAGAGCCTTGCATACTGACGTCGGTGCAGTGCTACCCCAGTCCTGGTAAATGTCTGCGGTCAACGTAGCCATTTTGGAAACTGTTTTGTATGCGCGGCCGTTCAAAGTTTCAATAACAACCTGCTCGTTTTCCACTTGGATAGTAGCGGACGTACATACATCGTCGTACGTTGCTCCGCCAACAGTGAGATTGAGATCATGTCCATGTAAATAGGTGAGTGCCATTTTTCCTACTCCTTAGTAGTTGTTATATGGATAGTGATTTTTGTTCCTAGCGCTTCACTAGGTCCAACTTGGACGCGTCCCGGTCGGCTAAATGTTCCGTAAACCATGCCTGGCGGTATTGCTTCCAAAAACTTTTCAATGAGCTGCTCGAGGTTGATGATGGCCGCCTGATTGTCAATGTATGCCACCATGAGGTGCGCCTCAAAGTAAACGCTGTAGCGCTTCCCTAAAGTTTGTTGCTCTACATAAGGCTCACCAGGTACTAAAACTATGCAGGGTACAACGGGGTTCTCTGCGACGTAGTCAAAGACTAGGTAACCTGTCCCCTCGAGGGCCTCCGCGAGTTCTTGACGCGCTTCGGTAAGCATTAGCCCACCATTCCGTTAACGTCGCGGTATCGCCCAATGAGGCCAATAACGCGGTTAAGGATAGAGCGGCCCATCATGTATGGCCCGGGCGTAAAGTCGATGCCTTGCGCCTGCCCGCCTGGTACTGTGCGGGCGTTCCAAACGTCGACTGCAATCATGAGCGCTGCGGTTCGTACTGCTACGACGTTGTCGTAGTTGGCGGCGGTCGCTAAAGATACATGGCCTCGAGGCTTGTAAGTGTGCTGTACTACGTCGGCGCCAGTTCGCGCAGCTGTGAAAGTGTAGTCGGTGTTTCCCGTAATGGTGTAGGTCGAGTCGTAGTCGGTGCCAGTTACAACGACGGATTGGCCGTTAGCGAACGTATGCGGAAACGTTGTCACAAATGTGACAGTATTGGCGCTCATGTATGCGCCTGATACGGGTGCGGACTGTGTCACCAAAAATGGTTCTAGGACACTTTCCGCAGTTTGTATGACGTCGTCTAAAACATCGTCGGGGTATAGGTCGCCGACACCTAGCGCCGTTTTTAATTCGTCTAAAGTTATGTAGGCCATAATTACCCTCCCCCTAAAGTGTGGTGTTGTGCGGGGACCTGGTGGACCGCCAGGTCCCCGCCAACGTTTTTGACTAGGCTACGTTGAAACGACGGACGCCTAGAGGGCGCTTTACCGCTACGGCGTAGTAGCCATAAAGTGCAATTTCAACCTTGCCATTGCCAGTGTTAATGACCTGTAGGCGGGTGGTTGGTGTCTCGTAGTAGGTCGCTGCTTCTGGCGCTACGAGGAATGCACTGTCGTCGATGAGGCCAGATGTTGAGATGTTTGGATCAACATACAAGTTGGTGCCTAGCACTGTTCCAGTGAGTGACTGTCCACTTACTGCGCCTGCATTATTCATTGGGTTGTAGGCGGTGTACAGTGGTCGGCCTGTAGTATCTGCATAACCTGCAATAGCTGCCCAATGGTCAGTCGATGCAATGAAGTTGCGGGCAAATGCGCCAGAGCCCTTGAGCGCCGCGGCGCTTTCAGTGGCAACAAATGACTGCAAGCCAGCTGCGGTAGTTGCTACAACAGTTGCCGCGGTGCCGTTGGCTGCAAGTGCCGAAATGACGGCCTTGTCAGTCGTTGCTGCGTAGGCAAGTTGCAACTGGTTGAGGAGCTCGTTATAAAACGCGGGTGAGCTTCTGTCGAGGAGCTCCCAGGTGATTACGTTGCGTCCACTGGCCTTTTTTACGTCTACGGTTAGGTAGTCGGAAGTCATGCCTGTTTCTGAAGTTGACGCGCCTTCCGCAATTGTGCCAACGGTAGGTAGGCCAGTTACGCGCGGGATAGTGAACGATAGGCCAGCATCAGTTAGCGCCTCTGTAGAGATCGCGTCGATAGCCGGGCGTCCACCTGTGAAAGTGTTCGAGATGAAAGAGTTCATGTGCTGCGGAAGTGTGAGGCCCGTATTTGTGCTTGTTGAGTCGTCGGCGGCGCGTACCCACTCTGACGACTGTGCATCACCCAATGACGCCTTAATGCTGTGCTCGAGGTAACTGGCACCTGTCGCGATTGGTGAACGCGGCGCGGTAAAGATAGGGCTACCCGTTGCGGTAACAGTCTTGGACGCCTCTACGGTTACGTCCGCGGTTTCGGTCGGCTGTTCGGCCGTTGTTTCAAGTTCCATTTTTAATGGCTCCTCGTTTGTTGTTGTTTCAGGTTCCGCGGACGCGGCAACCTGCGATACCCTGGCCACATCGAACGCAGGTTCGGTGACTAGGGAAACTTCCCGCAACACTGCGGCGGTAACTACAAGGTTTTCACCCTGGTAGTGGCTGGTCACAATTTCGGCGCCAACACTTAGGCCGTCCCGTAGCCCTTGTGACGCCTCTACTAGTGAGTCTGTACCTGCGCTAGTGTCTGCTACTTTGAATGTTGCAGTGATCCCGCCAGCGTTCACAACATAGTCAGGCAACATACGGCCAATAGGTCGAGTGCCGTCATGTTGTAAAAGTAGTTTTACGTTAGCAGGGTCGATACTCAGAGCGCCTGCCTCAAAGATTACGGGACCAACGGAAGTGTTTCCTGGCGTACCAAACGGAACAATAAGCCCGGTAATGGTGCGGGAGTCTGCACTAGCTGCAGTGATGTTGCTGGTAAATGTCAGGTAGTTAGGCTTGTTCACTTGACGGTCCCCTCATTGGTGTAGATGGTGCATAGTCGACTAGGTCGCGGGCCTCGTCCACTTCAATAATTCCAGCGCCTAACAAGTCCACTGCTAGCGCTACTTGTTCGTCAGGGTTTCCGCGTAGGAAATCGTCCAGGTCAAACTCAACAGTACGGTTAGGTGGGGTGACGTCGTTCATACTTAGGCGGTCCTCAATAATGACAATGTATTGACGTAGCCCAAAGTCGAGTAGTGCGCGGCGTTCCGCGGTGACGTTGGAGTAGGTGGCACTGGCGGACTCCGCGTTAACGTACCAGGCGGGTATGCCCATGAGTCGCGCTATTTCTGCGCCGCACTGATACTGACGGGCCTCGACTAACTGCATTTGGGCACTATCGAAACCGACAACGTCCATTTTAATTGGGCCCTCAACGTACGCGGTAGCGCGATCGCGGCGGGCGCGCTTAAATGCTGCGAGTAAGTCGGTTTTTTGTTCGGCGTCTAGGTTGTAGCCATCGTTAGTTAAAATCATGGTTGGCACTGGCTCTTGAGCCATACGGAAACTTGCAGACTCTAACTCAATGGCAGTCTTGATGGTGCGGCCGCCTCGAGCTAGTACGCCCTCCGCGTCCATGGAGTT